ATTTATATTTAGTACCAGATGATAATTTAATAATATCAAGTAGTACAAGTGCCAAAACTATTTCGTATAATGATTTTGATTTAAGAGGCGAATTAACAGCCTCAGGTAATATAAGTGCAAGTGGTACCATTGTTGGTTCTAATTTATCAGGTACAAACACAGGTGATCAAGATTTATCATCTTACTCAACTATAGTACAATTAAACGCTTCTAGTTCTACTCTACAAACAAACATAGATGCAAAATCAAGTATTACTCAACTTAACGCTTCTAGTTCTACTTTACAAACAAACATAGATGCAAAAGCACCAATAGCCAACCCTTCATTTACAGGTCACATAACAGCCTCAGGTAATATAAGTGCAAGTGGTAATATAATAACTGATCAAATATTACTTGATGGGGGTAATAAAATCATAGGACATCATGGAACAGATGGTTTTCAGATAAGAAGTCAAAATTCAGATCCTATTGTTTTTAAAACCAATGGTAATAATATTAGAGCAACTATATCCTCGACTGGAGAAGCAACATTTACAAATGTAGTAAATGCTACTAAGTTAAATACAGGTCAAGGTGATTATGAGTTGTATGCCATGAACCAAGATGTGGAAACCACAGATAATGTATTATTTAATAATATAACAGCTGCAGGTAATATAACAGCTGCAGGTAATATAACAGCTGCAGGTAATATAAGTGCAAGTGGTATTGTATACGTAGATAATGACATTCGTTTTTCTTCCGGTGACGCTGCAATATTCTTTGATGATCCAGGAAATGAATACACGTTTGGAATAGGACAAGGTGGTTTAATAATTAACGCCGGCATTACTAACCCATCCTCTATTAACCATTTTATGGTATCGGCATCCGGTGGAACAGCAAATGAAAATGCACGTATTGCAATAGGAGGAACGCCTGATACTACTAATATGTTAACTGTGTATGGTAATATAAGTGCAAGTGGACAAATTGCGGCTAATGTTTTTCATAGTAATGGTGCTGAAGTAGGCTTACACACTGGAGGTGTAACATATTTAGGCTTTAATAATAACACACCTGTTCAAATAGGTAAAAACGCAGGATCAGCTACAACTTTTACAGGTAATATAACAGCCTCAGGCGATATAAGTGCAAGTTTAAATTCAAAACTATACGCATCATCTGCAAGTTTTGGGGGCGCTGCATTTTTACGTTCATTTAATGTAAAAGGAGCAGGTCTTGAGGGTAGATTAAGTTTACAAGGAGCCTCTACCAGTGACAATCCAGGTATTGAAATGACAGTCAACGACAATACCTCAAGAGTATTAATGAGATTAAACCCAATTGGAAGTAATGGTACTGAATTGGCAATCTTTACTGAACCTGATGGTGGAAATATAGCAGAAGCAATAACAGTAGAATCTGATGGTAATCTTGAATTAAATTCTCATGATATAAAGGGGGTAAATAAATTAGTTGTAGATGGGGGTCAAGACGAAGTTTTAAAATTAAACACAACTTCTGCTACTGGTAATCCTTTTATAGATTTTAGTCAAAATGGAAGTAGAAAATCTTTTATACAACATAATGATACAAATAATACTTTAAAAATAGCTTCTGAGTTTGGCGCTATTTCTTTACAAACTGCTACTGATGGTAATCAAACTGAGAGAATGTCTATATCATCTGGGGGAGCTACAACTTTTACAGGTGACGTGACAGCCTCGGGAACAATTTTAACTAATGATTTACATGTTTCTATAGCAGGTCAAGCTTCTTTAGATTTAATAGATACAGGAGGACAAGCATATAGATTTTTTGTCAGAAACTCTGATGATGTGTTTGGTATATATGACACTACTAATACACAAACATTTTTTAGATACACAGGACATGCTACACTAGCGTCTACTAAGTTAGCCTTATTAGAAGCAGGAGGTAAAGTAGGTATAGGAACAACAACCCCCTCACAAGCGTTAGAAGTAGCAGGCCATATAAAATTATCAGGAGGACTATTATCCGATTCTGACATGTTATACACAGCTGACGCTGATGGTGGTAGTAATAGTAAACACACATTTAAAGAAAATTCAGCTACATTACTTGAATTGTCAGGTGTGTCTGCATCTTTTGCAGTACCAGTTAAAGACGCCGGCCGTACAATAGTTAAAATATTACCTACAGATTTTGTAGCAAATGATGGTGGCCGGCCAATGATGATTGAAGATGATAATATTGGCTCAAATGAGTTATTTTTACATACATTTGGTAGTTTTGAGTCTTATGTATACATTGAAATACCATATGGAATGACTGCCACTCATGTTAAAATATTTGGTTCGAATACAGGAGAAAACTTTACAGTATATGAAGCTAATATTACTAATAAAACAATTGCAGCAAAATGTTCTGCAACAGCAATAGAGTCTGAAGCCGACATAACTGATGTGCCATGGACTGATTCCAATTATTTAGTTATATTAGTAACATCGGCAGGAGCAACAGATGAAATTCACGGTGGGTATGTAAAAATAGAACCATCATAAAAAAATAAAAAATATGCCATTAAGAGCAAGAAAACCCATTGACAAGCATAAAATAACAGACAGCACTAAATTAGCTAAAATATCACAATCTTTTGATGATGGTAAACATTTAGCATTAGATGTATTTGAAGGTGAAGCAGCTTTATTATATCAAATCCAAGAACTAACAGATGAAGTTAAAGAAATACATCGTTATTTAGGATCAGAAGTAACTTCAAATACAGCTACTAACTTATCTACAACAGCAAACGGAACTTCGTTAACTATCAATTCATCAGATGGTAATAATGCTAGTATTCCCGCAGCAACCACAAATGCTTGGGGTGCTATGACAGATGAAAATTTTGACGCAATTGCTGCCAACACAGCTAAGACAGGTATAACAAGTGGTCAAACATCTGCTATCACAGCCAACACAGCTAAAACAACATTTCCTGGATTTGGTACTACTAGTACACGAGCAATGCGGGGTAATACAACAACTATATCTTCTGGCCAATCAAGCGCAATTAGTGCAAATTTACTAAAGGCATCATCTGTCGGATTTTATAAAAATCAGTCTAACGGAACAGAAACTGTTTGGATACCAGGAACCCAATTTTACTCTCCTACAATTGTTTACAATGTAGGTAAAGTAACAGATTCTAATTCAAGAGGATTATTAACTTATGAATGGCCAGGAATAGATGGTAAAAAAGTAATAGCAGCTCATGTAGTAACATCAGCGAATGTTTCAAGAGGTACATTTTTTAGAAGATGGAGATTAGCAACTGCCTCATCATTAGCCACTTTAGGTGGTAGTAGAGGAGACAATTCAAACACCGATGTAAATACTACAGATTGGACATGCGCTGTTGGTGAAGCCTTTCAAATTTCCCAAGGATTACCCTCAACATCAACTTATTTATTAGGAGCTTATTTAATCTTAACTTGATCTTAGTAATTATTTAAAAATATATGGAATTAAAACCCTTAAATAGAGACCCCAAATTAAATGATTTTAGTAAGGATGACCTTGTATTAAATACATCCACAGGAGACATATTTGCTAAAACAGATAATAAATTATTTAAAATAGCATCTAGAGATACCCTTACCAACACCTCTACTGACACAGCATTAACTTTAATTCCCCCCTCTCCTACTAAAAATACTCTACTTACAGACATATTAGAGTATAAAGAAATTTCAATAACTGCTGATAATAGTGGTAGTTTTTTAACCCCCTCAGTCCATTTAGGTAAAACATATTATAATTTAGATTTATCTAAAGCCCAAGCTATGTTTATTAGACTAGACACTGATCTTATATACCCTATTGGCCTTATAACACCACCTACTGTAGACGAAAGAGCACACACAATATTTATTGAATCCGCAACAGGTGCCCCTCATTTTATTTCACAACCCCCAGTTGCGGGTTCTGTTCTTACTGAAATTAGGGTAGACGTAGGTGATTTAGTAAAAGAATCTTTTATTACCCAAAATGTAGGAAGTACTTCATATGACAATACTCTTAAAATAGATAGTGGTTGTAGAATAATGTTAGTAAGAAGTAGATTTGACTGGAAAATTCAATCATTAAGTGATTTTACAGGCATTACCCCAAATTTAGGAAATATTAATGGTGGGTCTTTTTAATTACTATATATGTATATAAGAATAATAATTAAACAATAAAAGTTATGGAAAAACAACTTACTTCTGAAGAATTGCAACAAGTAAAAAGTCTACAAGAACAAACTCAACAAGTTACTATGCAGTTAGGTGCTTTAGAAATTAAAAAAATTCAATTAAAAAATCAAGTAACATCTCTCCAACAACAAGAAGAACAAATCGCTAAATTACTTTCAGACAAATACGGAATTGGCACTTTAGACATAGACACAGGTAAAATTTCTATAGTAGAAAACTAAATACCTAGGTTTACACCTTCTTTTTATATTTATGGGGGAATAACCCATGAATTAAGCTTAATAATATATAAAAGATGGCAAACGAAACTATTGTATCCCCCGGTGTATTTACTAGAGAAAATGATCAATCATTCCTCCCACAAGGTATAGGACAAATAGGCGCAGCAATTGTAGGACCCACACCACAAGGTCCAGCTTTTGTTCCTATAGTAATAAGAAACGGTTTTAGTGAATTTCAAAGAAAATTTGGTGATTTAAGTAAGGACACATATGTCCCCCAAACTGTAAGAGAATATTTAAGATCAGCAGGATCTGTAACTGTATGTAGAGTACTTGCAGGAGGTGGATACAGATTTGATGGTAGCACTAAACAAGTAATAGCTTTAGTAGCTTCTAGTTCAGCAGGTGGGGGAGCAGGAGTAAAAGCCAAAGGTGCTAGTGCAATAGCAACACCAGCAGTTGATAATCAAGAATTTAGACTTACAAACGGATCAGACATATTTAGATTTATAGCTTCTGGAAATCCAATCCCCTCAGATGATTCAGATGGTCAAGTATTTTTCTTTTCAACAGGTTCAACAGCTCAATTAACAGCTGAAAATCTAAGGGATGAAATAAATACTAATGCTTCTGGTATAGTATCAGCTTCAACCGCAACAGCAACATTACAGTTAACTTCATCTAATGCAGGTGCAGGGGGCAATGGTCTTATATTTTCAACAGGTTCAGCTACTGGTACATTTGAATCAAGTAACAAAGATATAATTACATTAGCAGGAGGTGTAGCTAGCACAACTACAGCAGGACATGGTGAAATACTTTCAGTATTTTTTCCATCAAAAAATAAAGACGATGCATTATCTTTAGAATTAGGTAATTCATCATTATCACCTGCTGCCATATCAATATCAGGTTCATTTAGTTTAACATTATCGGGATCTGCGGGTGCATCTACTGCTAAAACAATTTCAGCTTCATTAGTAACTACACAAAACGACTATATAGAACAAACATTAGGTGTAAGAGGTAATGCAAACAATAGCAAAACAGGAGCTAATAATTATGAATTTTCAGCATTTCCACGTTTAAACTTTAAACAAAGACAATTAGCTATAGTTGATGAAGCAGGTATTAATATAGTACTATTAAAAAATACTAATAATCTTGAATTTACAAGCTCATTTAGTGAAGGGTACAGTGCGGCTTCTACACCATTTATTACATCACAATTAGATGTAGTAAAAAACACCACAAATTTATTTAAATTTTATACTTTAGCTGATGGTACAGATACTAACATGCAATATAAAGTATCAATTGCTAATTTAAAAGAACCAGCAAATATAAATGGTAAAGAACAGTATTCACAATTTAGTGTAATTATTAGAGGATATAGTGATAATGATAAAAATTTATCAGTATTAGAAACTTACAATAATTGTACATTAGATCCTAGCGATGTAAATTATATATCAAGAAAAATAGGTGACAGATACGCACAATATAATGAAACATTAGGTAAGGTAGAATTAAAAGGTAATTATCCAAATATATCACAATATTGTAGAGTTGAAGTAACTTCACAAGTTGAAGAAGGTGCCTTATCACCTAAATTATCCCCTTATGGATTTAAAGCTATTAATGACACAATAAAAGGATTTACATTAGGCGATACAACAGCATTCTTACCAAATGCTACTTTAAAAACACAACATATAGATAATAATAGTAACTTTAGCACTACTACTTATTTAGGATGGGATTTTGCAGACACTACAGATAATGTTAACTGGATAGGACCTGTACCTAAAGACCCAATAGCTAACGCAGTAGGTGATTTTAATGTAGGTTATTATAATGTTCATCCAAGTTCAAGTATAGGATGGGCAGGTAAATCATTAAGTGCCTCGTTAGATAGTAAAGGAACAGTAGGTCCTACTAAAACTTATTTAAAATTCTCAGTACCTTTCCAAGGTGGCTCAGATGGTATTAACCCAACAGTAGTACCACAAACAGGAGAAAATATTACTGATGATAATTTATATGGCTTTGACTTAAGTAGTACAGGTACAGCAGGGTATAAAGGGTATAAAAAAGCTTTAGACATACTTTCAAATCAAGACGAGTATGACATTAATATGTTAGCATTACCAGGTGTAATTAAAACATTACATTCTTCAGTTACAAATGCAGCAATTGATATGGTAGAAGCTCGAAGTGATGCTTTCTATGTAATGGATTTAAATGAAGTTAATGATTCAATAAACACAGCTGTAAACGCAACAGATGGTTTAGACACTAACTATGCTGCGGCATATTATCCATGGGTTAAAGTACTTGATACTTCACGAAATATGCCAATATTTGTACCACCATCAGTAGTAGTACCTGGTGCTATTGCAGCAAGTGATGCTTTACAAGCTGAATGGTTTGCACCTGCAGGTTTAAATAGAGGTGTGTTAGGAAATGTGTTAGAAGCTAGAATTAGATTAAATCAAGCTGAAAGAGATGATTTGTATGAAGCTTCAATAAATCCAATTGCAACATTCCCACAAACTGGGGTTTGTATTTGGGGTCAGAAAACATTACAATTAAAATCATCAGCATTAGATAGAATTAATGTTCGTAGATTATTAATTGCTGTTAAAAAATTCATTGGTAGTTCTTCAAGATATTTACTATTCGAACAAAACACAGCAGCAACACGTAATAGATTTCTAAATATTGTAAACCCATATTTAGAATCAATACAATCAAGACAAGGTTTATTTGCCTTTAGAGTTCAAATGGATGAGTCAAATAATACATCAGATGTAATTGACAGAAACCAATTAGTAGGTGCTATTTATTTACAGCCAACTAAAACAGCTGAATTTATCATTTTAGACTTTAATGTTCTTCCTACAGGTGCGACATTTGGTGAATAAAAATTTAAAAATTACATATTTATAATAAAATAGACAACAATGGCAATATTAAACACAAACGAAATGATGTATACGGCTTTCGAGCCGAAACTAAAAAATAGGTTTGTAATGTTTATAGATGGTATTCCCGCGTTTTTAATTAAACAAGCACAAAAACCAACTATATCATTTTCAGAAATTACTCTTGATCATATAAATGTAAAAAGAAAGATTAAGGGAAAAGCAGACTGGAATGATGTAACTTGTACATTATATGATCCTATAACACCATCAGGTGCCCAAGCAGTAATGGAATGGATTCGTTTGTCACATGAGTCAGTTACAGGTAGAGATGGTTATTCTGATTTCTATAAAAAAGACATTAGATTTAACACATTAGGCCCTGTAGGTGATGTAGTTGAAGAATGGATTTTAAAAGGAGCTTTTTGTTCTCAAGCAAACTTTGGAGAGGCAGATTGGTCTTCTTCAGAACCAACCGACATTCAACTTACTATTAGAATGGATTACGCCATCCTAAATTTTTAAACTATACTTCTCTCCCGAAGTTGCGAGGCTGGACGTCATTTTATGACGTCCTTTCTTTTTTCTATATATGTATATCTGAATAAAATAAAAATAAGTTATGGAACAAACAAGTTATAAGTTTCCCTCAGAAATGGTTACATTGCCCTCAAAAGGTCTATTATACCCCGAAGACAGTTTACTAAGAAAAGGAGAAGTTGAAATGAAGTATATGACCGCCCGAGAGGAAGATATACTTACAAATCAAAATCTCATCCAAAATGGTACAGTAATAGATAAATTACTACAATCTTTAATTATTTCACCTATAAATTATGATGATTTATTAGTAGGAGATAAAAACGCTATATTAGTAGCATCCCGTATTTTAGGATATGGTAAAGATTATAGATTTAATTTTATAAACCCCAAAACAGGTAAAGAAGAAGTAGCCACTGTAGATCTAACAGAAATAGATGATAAACAATTAGATGAGTCTAAAATAACAGTGGGTAAAAATGAATTTAGTTTTGCCCTACCTGTATCTAAAAGAAATCTTACATTTAAACTTTTAACACATGGTGATGAAGTTAAAATGGAACAAGAATTAAAGGGCTTAGAAAAATTAGGAGGAAACAGTGCTTTTTTAACCACAAGAATGAAATATACTATTTTATCTGTAGATGGTAGTTATGATATTAAAACTATTAGAGAATTCGTAGACAATGAATTTTTAGCAATAGACTCAAAATCATTTAGAAACCATATCAAGGAAATAATGCCTGATGTTAAGTTAATGTTTGATTATGAAGGTCCTGATGGTAAAGTGGTAAAGGAGGTACCAATCCCTATTGGGGTTACCTTTTTTTGGCCTGAATCCTGAACATAGAGCTAACATTTTTAGAGAAGTACACGATTTAGTATTTCATGGTGGTGGGGGTTTTATCCATTCTGAAGTTTATGAAATGCCTATTTGGTTAAGAAAATATCATATTAAAATTATAAATGATCATTTTAAAGAGCAAGAAAAAGCAATGAAAAAAGCTCAAAATAAAAACCAAACAAGTGAAATTTCAAAACCCAACATAAACCCCACGTCAACATACAATATAAAAAGATAGATGTCATAAGACATCTTTTTTTTTCTTATATTTATAACAAAACCACATTATGGCGGAAGAAAATAAGGAAAATTTAAATATTCAAAAAAAGATTTTTGACACTTTAATTCAAACCAATAAACGACAGGTTGAATTTCAGAAAAATTTAGGTTTAAGTGCAACTGAGGCCCTAAAATTATCTACTGAATTAGGGAAATCTGCAGATTTAAGTGGAAATATAGCAACTAATTCAATAGCAGCTGCAAAAGCTTTAAGTGGTTTAAATAAAGAATTAGGGATAGGTACTTCTTTATTAGCTAAACAAGCAGTTGAAATAGGAAGATTTGCCCGAACATTAGATCTTTCCGCAAAGTCACAAGCAAATTTATCAAAAACATCTGTCCAAACAGGTCGATCAATAAAATCTCAATTATTATCTCAAGTAGGAGTAGTAAAAGGAGTTGAAGCTGAATTAGGAACTAGATTAGACATTCAAGGAGTACTAGATGAAGCTAACTCTATTAGTGGTCAAATCAGATCTCAATTAGCAGCTAACCCTGAAGCGCTAGCTAAAACAGTTGCGGTAGCCCGAGAATTAGGATTTGAATTAGATGCAATTAAGGGTACTAGTCAAGCATTACTAAACTTTCAAAGTAATATAGAAGCAGAATTATCAGCAGAATTATTAACAGGTAAACAATTAAATTTAGAACAAGCTCGTTTATTTGCTCTAACAGGTGATTATGAAGGACTAACTAGAGAAATTGCATCTAATGTAGGTGATTTTTATGAATTTAGTAAATTAAATGTCTTACAACAAGATGCAATTGCTAGTGCTGTTGGTATGACATCAGATCAATTATCAGATCAATTATTTAATCAAGCATCTATTACTGAATTAAAAGAAAGAGCCAGAATTGAAGGAGACGCCGAAACCTTAAAAAATCTTGAAAACCTTGATGTACAACAAAAATTAGCAGTAATAATGGAAAAAATACAAGCGTCATTTGTTAGTATAGCTAGTATATTATCTCCTATATTTACTATATTTGAAGCATTAACTGCAACTTCTGCTAGATTTTATGGTACATTAGCAGGAATAGCTATTTATTCAAGTATAATAAAAAAGAACGCATTAGGAACTGCAATAGCAAGAATATTTGGGGCTAACGCAGTATTAGGACCCGTAGGAGCGGGTATTGCAGCACTAGCCGTAGGTGGGATGACAGCTGCTATTATGTCATCAGCAACTTCAGTAGATGATGTTGCTATACCTCCTGGAGGGGCATCATTTATATCAGGCCCCGCAGGTTCTTTTAAATTAAATTCCCAAGATGGATTAGTAGCAGGTACTAACCTAGGTGGAGGTGGAGGAGGAAAATCACCTGAAGAAATTGTAACCATGGCAGCTAAAGCAGCAACACGTGCAATATCAGTTGATTTTAATTCAGTTCGATTTAATTCAGTAAATTCAGTAGACGCTGTATTTGCTTAATATGTATAATAAATAATATATTATGGCACTTAAAAATTTATCATCATTATACGATTTAGTAGGGGGAAATCAACCTGTTGGAAATATGGAAACCCAACCAGGTGGAACACCTTTTGATTTAGGTAATACATCAACATTACAACAAGACTCATTAGCCCAAATCCCCACAGATTCACCATATCAAGACTTAAATGGCGAACCTGGTCCTCAATTTGATTTAGGGGAAGACTCTACATTACAAGAAGATAATTTAATAAATTTAGAATCACAATTAGATTATCCTGATTTAAATGGAGTTGATGGGGGGAATGGTTATTTTCATCGTATAGCTAACCCAGGAAAGTACCAAGGTAAGAAAATAGGTAAAAAAGATCTACATGAGTACTTATTAACTAATAGAGCTTATGGTTACACTTATGGTAATTCCTCAGAAAATGTAATTCGGAGACAATCAGAACACCAAGATTTAAACACAAATAACCCATCCCAATATTTAGATAATTTACCCCAATAAAATGGCTTTAAAAAAATTACTATCAAATTTAGAAGAAGGCAAATCACTTTCTGATGTATCACAAGATTATAGTTTTCAAAATAATTATAATTATGGTAGTTCAACATCTATATTTAATAGTGGATTTGATTTTCAACAAAAAACATTTGCTTTTGGAACACAAAATTTTTATGATAGACCAAGACAGGGTTTTAGTAGAGAACCTTTTATAAATAAAAAAAATAGAATACCTGATTTAGATAAAGGCCCTTCACGTTTTTTAGGATTTATAGATAGTTTAACAGATGGTGCTATACGTGGTGGACTTTCTACAGCTATAGAACATTCAGCTAAAGATGTAGCTAGAATAAGCAAATTTTTCTTATCACAAAGAGGTATAGGTTTTTTAACTACCCAAGTAGGATTACAATTAATGAATCCCAAAATTGAAGAAGGCGGAAAAGGAGCCTTAAGAGATATTACAGAATTAACAGGAGGAGAAAATAGAACATATAATTTAGGAATAAATACATTAGCCCAAGTAGCAAGTAATTTTAGTGGGGTCCACTTTGATAGAGCAGGTGTTTTACCTATAAGAGATGATAGAACAAAATATGCTACTACAGTAGCTAATATAAAAACTGAAAAAAATAGGTTAGTTGAATTAAGAGAAAATCATTTAATAAATTCAGAATCTGTGGATCCATTTTCAAGAACAGGTTTAGCTAAAACTTTAGGGTTAAACGGCACAGGTTTTGGGGATTTTTTAGATAAAGCAGTTAATAAGGGAAAAGTCATAGTAGATAAAGCAAAAGGCCTATTAGGAATTACTAACAATATACTGTATGATTATTCATCTGGTCCTAGTAGTATATTAGGAATTGGTAGAACTACTATAAGAAAATATCAAGATTCAAAAATACCTGCTAATTTTAGAGAAGATTTAAATGGGGGACTAGATAAAACTCACACTTTAACACTAAACCCACTTGTAATTGATCAAGTATTCCAGACCCCAGATTCATTAAGTGGAACCGATAGAAATTACATCCCTATATCCTCAGAAAAATTTGCAAGACCCGAAGATTCTTATAGAGAAAATAACCATAGAATCAGAGCAGGTAACCCGGGTACTATTACAAATGATTTTGGGGCTAAAATATCAGACCAAAGAGTAGATTCTTTTACATATAAAACAATTGATAAAATAAACTATCTAGATATATTTAATAATGGAACTGTCCCAATAAAAAACACAAGAGACTTTATTAAATTTTATTTTAATATTATATCCCCGGGAAAAAATGTTAGATTAGCTTTTAGAGCATTTTTAGACGATTATAGTGACAATTACACAGGTAACTGGAATGAATTTAATTATGCGGGTAGAGGTGAACCTTTTTACACATATAATAATTTTAAAAGATCTGTTAGTTTTAGTTTTAAAGTAGCAGCTCAAACTAGACATGAATTAAAACCAATATACAGAAAATTAAATTATTTAATAAGTTCAACCGCCCCCACTTATGGGAAAGATGGTAGAATGATGGGTACCTTCGTAAAAGCAACAATAGGGGACTTATTAAGAGGCAATGGTGATGGTGTACCTGGATTCTTTTCAAATATAGGAATATCATGGCAGAAAGATTACCCTTGGGAAATAGCTATGGACAACCCTGAAGGGGGTTCAGATAAAATTATGTACGAATTACCACATGTTTTAGATGTAAAATGTTCATTTACTCCTATTCATGATTTTATACCACAAACAGGTACTACCTCAACATTTATTATGCCTAATAATTCAAGATGGAAAGGACCCGCAGCTAACTCAGAAGGAGAAGCTCTACCAAAATCCCCAGAAGGATTTAATTTTAACGGATTAGATCCCCTAACAGCTAACATTTTGGACACAAGTGATATAGACCAACTAATGGGCCCACAAAATCAATTTGGTAATTTCCCAGATAATGATTTTAATTTTTCCCCATCACAAAATTACTAAATTATGGCAAACAGATATAAAGACACATCTATAAAAATAGACGAAAAACAAAATCGATATTACACAACCACATTATATCCTGAAATAGCCCCTAATATAAATGATATATATCTTTTAACTGAAATAGGAGATAGATTAGACATTTTAGCTAACACCTATTATCAAGATAGTTCATTATGGTGGGTAATATCAAAAGCAAATCCAGATAAAATTAAAAGAGATGGGCTGTTAATAAAACCTGGTATACAAATTAGAATACCCTCTAATATTTCAAACATTTTAAGTACATTTGAAAATATAAATAAAGCAAAATAATGTCTATATTTAAAGAAAGTTTTAAAGAAAAATTAAAAGACCAAATAAAACAAAGAGAAATTAAAGTTGGTCAAAACACTAGAACTTACCATCTCCAAAGACAATGTAGTATCAGATTAGCTTCTGGCGTTAATATAGATAATAGTCCTAATACTGCTATAAATAATGTATTAGAAGGCGGAACTAAAAAACCTATATCTACCACAACAGGAGAAGGTGAAGGGACAACAACCACAAGTAAACTCACAAATAGGTCGGGTTTTGGAGGAGCTTATGACGCCCCCTCAGATGGTTATGGTTATGTTCCTATGCCAGGTATTACTAGTGTTAATATTGAAACCAAAACAGCTTATGGATCTTTAAGAGAAGCTAAAATAAATTTTGAATGTCATAACTTAAATCAATTAAGTATCTTAGAAAGATTGTATATGAGGCCTGGTTATCCTTGTTTATTAGAATGGGGTTTATCTCCTTATATAAATAGTAATGATAAAAAAGGAAGTACTGAATATAATATGTCATTTATTTCTGATAATAATGATTTTTTTAATTCTGCTAAATCTTTAAAAAATGAAAATGACCTAGATGTTCAAGAAGCTATACAGAGACTTATAAGAGAAAAAAAAGAACAGTACGATTACAATTATGATGGTATGTATGGGATAATTAAAAATTTTAATTATTCTGTAAGACCAGATGGGGGGTTTAAATGCACAACTGAATTAATAGCCATAGGTGAAGTATTAGATAGTTTATTAGGCTCTGAAGGCGAAGAAAATAGCTCTACATTATTTATAGAAGAATTTTTAGAAGATCTTAATGAATATTCTTTTGCCTTAAGTGATGTGGCTTCTGATGGGGGTGATGATTATGATACTTTAGTTAGAGGAGAAAGTCTTTTAAATTTTGGTAGTTCTTTTAATAACGTAGGGGATTTTGATCAGGGACCCATAGCTGAAGAAGATAGGAGTCCGTATGAAAATTCTAAATTTGGAGACTACACAGATTACACATCTATAGATCCAGATAGAAGACTTACTAGAAGAAAAGAACTAAAAACAAAATTATCTAACCAAGGTGTATCTTTAGAGGGGGGTAAATTTGCAGGTTTAAGAAATATCAGTGTTAATAATTTTAAAGATATAAAACCTTTATTATACATTAAATGGGGTAATATAGTAAAAGTACTAAACCATCATTTAAATGATATAAATCTAATTAAATTTAGTAGTATAGGAAAAGATAAAGAAGAACTAAAATTCAATCAAAATAAATTTAATCAAAATAGTACATTAAATGGCAGAACAGAATTAGACATTCCGTTACTTGGTGGAGATAACCAACTATATAGAATATACAACTTTGACATATCAATAAACCCTAAAATATGTTTACTACCCGAAAATTGGAAACTTTATGGGGGTTCTACCCCCTCAGGATATGATAGTTCTAATGAAAGATTAATTCGAGAAGTATGGTTTGAGGCTAATTATTTATATAAAACTTTTAAATCTGAATATTATATTAGGGAGGATGATGACCTTAAGGTAAATCCAGAATTTTCAATAGGTAAGTTTCTTAAAAAAATATGGGAAGGTGTAAACGACTCTTGTGCAGGTATGCATAATTTCCAATTATTTTCAGATTTTGAAAATCCTAATATAATAAAAGTTATTGATTTAGAATTTCAGTCAGATATAGACAAAAATACTATCCATAAGTTTAATGTTTTAAATAAAAATTCTATAGTAAGAGATTTTAATTATGATATATCAATTCCTAGTGCTTTAACTTCAACTATTGCAATAGCAGCACAAAATGCTAAAAGTCCCCAAACATTACAAGAAGTAACTTTAAGAAGTTTTAATAAAGGTTTAAATAATAGATTTTATGATCCCATTAAATCTAAAGCAAGTAAAGTCGAAAAAGCAATATATAATAAAAAAGTTAGGGCATTTCAAAAAGTCCAAATGCTCCGTATGTATTTAAAAAATGATGGTCAAAATCCCGGCATTGATACTGCTGAAATAATATATAGACCAGGATTTCAAAAATATTGGGAATTTATAGAAGCTATTTGTGAATTACAATTATTCACAGAAAGATTAAAAGGGTACACTTCTATAGATACAGATACATCACTTATTGCTAAAGAAGAAGCAGCTGCAATAAATACAGCTATTAGATCAGGTTTAGGTATTTTTACAGCTGCATCTATAGCATCTGTAGCAGGTGAAAGAGTGGGCCTCGACCCTGACGAAGTAGTTTTAAATACCCCCACACTACAATCAGTTTTAAATTATCATTCTGTAAAAAGAAGAAATACCGAACTCCCTTTACAAAAAAAACACGAATGGGTATTAGCGGGTGATGCTTATGCTGATTGGGATTTTATCCCCCCTTCAGACATTTCAAAAGCTCGAAATTATTTAAAAAAGGTTATAACTTTAAAAAGAGAATTAAAAAATTATGAATTACAAGGAAACGAAAATGAATATAAACTTATGGATAATATAATACCTGATATTACAAATATAATACCCCTAAAGCTTAATATGAAATTAGATGGAATAAGTGGTATAGTAATAGGTAATGTCTTTAATTTAATAGATTCTAGACTTCCCAAAAGTTATCACGATTCAGGAGTATCATTTATAGTTACCACAGAACAACAATCCATAGAAGGTCAAGATTGGACTACAACTATAACAGGACAAACAGTATTATTATAATATGGCATACTATCCAAAAAATAAAGCTAAAATAAAACCTTCAAAAGAGGGAGAATTTATCTATCAAGATGATAATACTCCTTTTCAGGGTACTTACATTAAAACAAGTAAAGGACAATATTTTGAAGGAGAAAATATTAATTTTCCGGGTAGAGTTATTATCCCTACCCAAAGTAGACAAAGAAAAAATAATTTATTAAGTTTATTAAAAAATTTATTATCTACTTTATTTAATTCAATTTTAATTCAACAATTATTAAATGAATTACTAAGTTCTTTAATTAACCCAGGTGATATTTTTAATATAAATCAATTATCAGAATTATTAAATAATGCAGAAGGTAGAGAACTTACAGAGGATGAAAAAAACCAAGCTCAATTATTATTAGATCAAATAGATTATGATGAAGTCTCTTTAAACAACACAGTTGTAAGTAATAGTAAATATAATGATTTAAAACCAGGTATATTTACTAAATTAAATAGGACTCGATCTATAATATCTACTAAAATAAAACCATCAGATAAAGATTATATTAAGGGGAGT